GGCGCAGTGTTCGCCGTGCCGCCCAAGGCGACATCCGTCAGATCCCCGCGATTTGCCACGGAGACGTTTGTGGGTCCGGTGGCGACGAGGGTGGCGGATTCATTAGGCGAGAGCGTCAAGTTTTGTGCGCCGTCTATGGTGATGCCGCCCACGTTGGAGAGCGTCACGGCGTTGGTCGCTTGGTTGACCAGATAGTAGAACGCACCGAGGACTCCGTTGGTCACGCTACTGATCGCGTTGTTGTTGGTCAGCCGAATGACGTTGGCGTTCGATGGCAGGGTTAGCCGTCCGTTGGTCGCGGCGGAGGTTTGCGTGGCGTCCAGAGCCCAAGTCGAGGGTGTGGTGGTGGTGAAGGAGCCGACTGACAGGGAGCCTGCGACTGAGACGTTGGTGGCGAAGGTGGCGGCAGGAGTGACGGCAAAGCTGTTGCTTGCCCAAGCAAAAACCCTAAATCCGTCTTGGTCTAGTGTTTGCGTTTCAAATTCTATTTGTCCGCCGAATCCCACTGAATAAATGCCCGAACCGTTGATTTGAAGCTCGTCGCCTGCGCCAAGAGTAAGGGCCGAGAATACTGGGCTGTTGGTTGTGCCAAGGCCAATGGCCGTGCGGAAATTCGTGACGTTTGTGTTGGTTAGCCACGTTGCGCCGAGGCCGATAGCCGTGCGGAAATTCGTGACGCTGGTATTAGTCAGCCACGCTGCGCCAAGGTCAAGGTTGGTGCGCGTTGCCGCTCGGGCGTTAGTCGCAAAACCAACCGAGTTGGTGAAGGTCACGTTGGTTGCGGCGACGATGTTGCCGTTCGTTGTGTTATAGCCCAGCGACTTGATGGTTTGCGCTCCTGCCGATGCAGCGACCAAGCAAGCGAGGATGGTGAGAAGGAGTTTCATTGGCTTTTTAGTTTGCGGAAGTGTCAAGAATCACGCTTTGGTAGCAGTTAGGATTCCGTCTGCGTCGATGGAAATGACCCATGCGGCAGAGGTGGGATCGAGCAGGGTGAAGGATGTGATCCCTGCCGTAACTGGTGTGAGCGATCCCGCTGCGATGATGTCGTTGGTCAACGTAACCGCGACTTGGCAACTGGTTTCAATCGTCGCGCCGTCTGTTGTCTCCACTTCCAGCACGGCAGATAGCGAGGCCGATCCGGAGATGGCGGCATTGAGTTCGTTCGTGGCGAAGTTCAGCGTGGCCGATTTGCCATAGACCGGAACGAGCGATGTTCCTGCTACCGTGGCGAGCGCAAGCTGCGTAACAGATTTCTCACCAGTGAAGGCGATCCGGTAAGTGCTGCCCGGAGCCGCGACAACGGAGACGTTGCCGATGCCAATGCTGGTGACACCTTCCAGCGTTTCGCGCATTTGCGGACCCGATGCCCGTGCGTCGATCAACGGAGTGGAGGCAAGGACAGTGGAGAGCGTGCCGCTTCCGGTTGCGGTGTAGGCCGTGATCGCCGTAGCGGTAGGCGTGGCGTTGGCAAAGAAGGTCGTGCTGGAAAGGATCGTGGCGACGAATAGGGTCTGGCCGTTTGTGAATCCTGTCGGCGTAGTGAATCCGGTGAGGACAAAAGGCTCGTAGGTTGCCAGCCCGTGATTGCCGCTCGTCGTAAACAAGCCTCCGGTGACGCTGCTCACCGATATGGAACGTGCTGGAATCGTCAGAGCAAAGCTGCCCGACCATGCCGCAGGGGATAGAGTAAGAAGCTGCTGCTCGTTCGTTGTCGCACTCCCGGTCACAGTTCTGGTCACTGTGGCCGTGACTGTGCTGCCCAAGTTCGCCCATGTATTCTGCGCTACATAAGCCGTGGCGGTAGAGGGAGGGGCCGCGCCGATTGCCAGCTTGACCGTCCGCGCCGAATAGTCGACTGGCTCGTAGAGGGTCGCGGGATTCTCGGCGGTATTCCGCTGCACGAAATACAACTCGTATGCCGCGTTATCGCCTTGGAAAAACGACTCCAGCGAAGCCGGAATGCTACTATTAAACCCGCTTATGAAACGGGCCGACTCGACATCGAGATATAAACTGCGCGCCATCCTGTGGCTTGCGGCGTGTCAAAGGGATTGGCTACGGGAACGGCCTCAACTGCGCTCCGGTTGCGCTGTCGTATATCGGTCCTTCGCCGTCACCGGGATCGTAGGGCCAATATTCTTCAGGAACAATAGATGCTGAAATGCTCAAACTTCCTCCACCTGTGTCGTTATTTGCGTAAATGGGGGTAGTGAAATTCCGACCCAAGAGCGTATATGTGAAGGTTCCGTAAGTTCCAGTGCTTTCAGCAAATGGAGATGCACGAAAATTCCAGCGGGTAGTATTGCCATAAAAAGAAAATGGCGTTTTGACTTCCGAAACATTGCCAGAACCGTCGAGGCGAAAGATGGCTGGCCTAGCTCCAGAATTATAATCGTATGCATAAGATATAAAGGTTTCAGTTGCCCCACTCCCTACTTCCTGATATCGAAACAGACTATGGTCGACGTCCGCACCGCAAATAAGTTCGGATTCTGAAGATGGTGTTGTGCCAAATGAGTCATCCTCTTCTGGAGGACTTGGATATGTATAATAAAGTCGCTCAATTCCTTGTGATATAAGGTCTGAAGTTGAAGTGCTAAAAACTGTGTCTTCATTGCGTTCTTTAAATGTGGCGTCTACGATCACTCGCCACGTTTTTACTCTCCAATAATGAGCGCACGCATACAGAAATGCAGGACTGCTTGCAATCCAAATGTCTGTGACAAGACCATCATTAATGGGATCTTCCTGCCTTGGACAAGGCGTCGAGCGCGGGAACAAACCCAAATGATTAAATGCCGCCATAAATTATTCTGCGGCGGCGGGAATCTCCGGCTCCTCGTTCCACACGACAAACCAATAGCTTGTTGGTGTTCCGTTTTCGCAAACAGAAAATTGCTTCGCGATAGCATTTTCGGGAAGGCTCTGAATATTCGTCAGCACGGTCCCGTCTTTTGTATACTTAACGCGATAGGCCGGAGGATTACCCTCGCCCTTCAAGACAGTTAGCTTCTTGTTGTTCTCGTCAAGGTCTTTGGCGCGAATCGTCCGTGGCGGTGCATTGCTGCCGATAAGCGATTTGTTTTTAAGATCCTTCTCAAAGAGATGAAGTTCTGGCTTCATGCTATCGTTGCGCCATATCTGCCATACAACACTGCGGCATTAAACTCCAGTTCGTAGATGTTAGAAATCAGTCTCACGGTAGGCGTAACATGTTCAAGTTTGCTGCTGTTGATAATATTCATTCCCGATCTTGTTAGGGATGTTGAGGCAGTTGCCAACGCTTCCAAGATTTGCAGAGCAGTAAGCGAACGAAACTCATAGCCCGGAAGCTTCTTGTCTCCCCACGGATTGAACGCTGTTCTTCCGCTTTCTAAAGCTACTCCACTATTGCGATCAGCATCAAACGTAGCTCCAACATTCTTGTAGGCAAATGTTGCACCCATCAAAAGGCCAGCACGTTCATTAGTGGCGACAACAGGAGGCGCGGTATAATCAATTACTTCGTTAGCAACTACGGCAACTTGTTGTTCTTCAGTCCGGAAGTAACAATCAATCCGATAGAAGTCACTGATGATGCGCGTATCTACATTTGCAAACCCTGTAAGGCTGAAGGATACCGAAGTGGTTCGGTATGAGGGAACTGTGATAGTAAGACTCCTCCGCTCCACCGAGTCAAAGATAAGAGGCTTGCGTAGGGCGTTTAGGCTTGCTCCGACATAAGATGCCGTGATCTGCAAAAGACCATTGGCTTGCGAACTGCTGAAGTTCGTCATGTAAAGCTTCTGCGATTGCAAGCTATTGGAATCGATGATGCTTGGAGTAATCGGAGGCTGACTATCTACTCGAAACAGCGGCAAGACGCTGGCTGCATCCGAGGCAGCGGCGGTATAGCCGAGAGATACTTGCACCAGACCGTTGCTCTGCTCGACAAAATCCTGCGAAGTCAGCGCGACCTTGCGGGACTGCATCAAAGCGGAGCGATGGAGGAGAGATGGCATGACGATTAGCTCAATGCGTTTTGCGGGAGACGAGTTTTGAAATCCATGAAGAATTCATTCTTGAAGAAGTTGAAGATTTGCTCGGCAAAGTTTTGCTCTTTGTCTTTTCCTTCCGGCGAAATGACATCCTTCAAAGCTTTAGCTACGTCCTTGCCCGCTTCTGTTAATGTCTTCCCTGCTTCTTTAGCTCCGTCTTTCAATTTTTCTCCAGTCTCTTTGCCCGATTCCTCCAGCATCTTCTTTGCTGTTTCGACACCCTTCTCCAATCCGGGGGCGATCTCCTCCATCTTTTTAGTAAACGCCTCTTGCGCTCGCATACGGACATCATTCGCGGACTTGTCTAAACCCCGCGCCTCCAAGTCTTGCGCTCGTTTTTCTGCACGATCCATTTTTTCTTGAGCAAGTCGTTGTTGCAATTCTGCCTTTTGCATGTCAGCACTCATATTTGATTGCTGCTTCATGTAATCCGACGCAGTCTTTTGAGCCTCGACTATTCCCATGCCGCCGTCTGTTAATTTTTTATAGACTTCCTCACTGGTCTGCTGACCGAAGTGATGGGCCTCGCGCATCTTGTCCAAGCTTGCCTCAACTGATGATGCTCCCTGTTGCATACGATCGCTCATGCCAGTGAAGGCATCTGCTACAATCATTGCGTCGACCTTGGCTCGATTGATGTTATCGGCGGCGGCGGCCGCGCTGACAGCGTAGCTGCTTCCGTTGATGGCTAAGGCATTGGTTGCATCAGAACCTTCACCAAGAAAGTTCGCAGCAAGTCCCGCATCCGCAAGAGCACTATTTATATCCGTAGCAATTTGACCAGATGATCCCGTCCCAAGTTCAAACGCCTTGCCGACATTTTGAGCCGCTATCTGGGAATTATTAAGGTTAGTAAATATGTCTCCGGATAAATTCATTCCGAGCGTTAGGCTCGATACAGAGTCAGTAAGAGCAGCCGAGAAGGCTTTAGCTGACTCGGACATCTGTTCAGCAGGACCAGCGGCCTCTTGAATCTTCGCGGTGATTTGTTCTTGCAGTGCTTTCTGCTGGGCAAACTCATCCTTCAAATTAAATAGCGGATCTAATGCAGCTTTCTTTGCAGCAAAGGTATCCGGCATCGCCGCTCCAGCGTCAGCCGCTTGCTCCCCTACCAACTCAATCTGCGCGCCAATACCTTGAGTCAGTGTCTTTATTTGAGAGGACGCTGTCTCCGCTTTATAGACCATTGTCTTGGCAATTTTTTCACCCCACGGACCAAAGTTGGATGCAACCTCTGCCATTGCGGAAAACAAAGCTTCCTTGAAATAATTTGCTCCAATAGTGAAAGCAGTTTGAATCAGCAATATCAATGCTCCCGATGGCGAAAACATCTTTCCAATGAAATCTCCAATGGTCTGAAGTCCTGCCATGAAGTTTCTTACAATTTCATTGATGGCATTAAGCGCAGTGATCTTCATGGTGACCCACATGAGTTCAAGACCCTTGCCCATTTCACCTTGAGCCATTGCTTCAATAGCAAGCTTGATGTTATCAATGGCCTCGCTGAAGCGCAAAGCTCCATCGACACCTTGCACCATCTTCATTACATATTCTGAAATCATCATGCCAAATCCGGCAGCATCAATCTCCGCAATTTTTGCTGTGATTTCAGCCAAAGCAGGAGCAAGATCGACCATCAAGCCTGTAGCAAACTCCATTCCTTTCTTGGAAATGGCATTGAAATTATCACCGATGTCGTCCAAAGCTTTCGCCGCCAAGTCAATAGCTTCGGGATAACTTCCAAGTTGCTTGCGTGCAGTATCAAGTTCGATCCCCATCGCTCGGAGCAGAGGGATTAGCTCCCCGCCACTCTTGCCAAGAAGATCAATAGCAAGCGCACTTCGCAGCGTGGGGTCTTCAATCTTGCTCAAAGCTTGAGCAATGACTTGTAGCTGTTCGGTAGGACTCTTGCCCTTGAATTCTTCCATTGAAATGCCTAAAGCCGAAAACGCATCGACAAATTTCTGCGTTCCCGCATCGGCCTCAACGATTGCCCTCTGTATTTTGTTGATAACGGGTCCAACAGCTTCGCCAGAACTTCCGGCATTATCGAAAGCTCTCTGCAAAATTGCCAAGTTTCCTGCGGTTTCACCAGTTCTTGACGAAAGATCGTTCAGCTGTCCTGCCATGCTGATAGCTTGCATGAAAGATTGCACGGCGGACTTTGCTCCCAAGAAGGCCAGACCAACTGCTGCAATCGGCCCCGCAAATTTGGCAAAGGAGGAGGCCATGCCTGCAACCTTGCTGTTGAAGGACTCAACATTTCCGCTGAAACCAGTAAGGCGACCCTGCAGCTTGTCGACCGTCTTTGCAAAAGACTCGTCCTTTGCGGCAAATACTGTTGTTACATCGGCCATTGGGTTTTACCCATTGGCCTCGTATCAACTTACCAAGGGGGACAGACGTAACCGGGGCTTGCCGTGATAACCTCGTCGAGCATTAGCCTCTCGCGCTTTACGTTCTGAAAACAAACGGCCCTCTCAAATTTGGGCTCTTGGTCGCTCGCTGGTTTATTGTAAAGCTCCCAACAATCTTGCAGTTTTCCGCGCAAGATGCGGGTAGTTTCATCCTCCGCGCTTGAAAGATCAGCAACCATCTCGTCCCACTCCTCAACCGAGCGATTGCGCGGGGTGAAGTATCCTCCGGTGCTGCGAAGCTGAATACCTGTGCGGCCCTCAAAATAGGCAACGAAGTCGGGGTCAAAAAGGTCAAAGTCGAACTGCGTCACGGCCAGCAAGAAATCGTGATTTTGGCAAATCCCGCGAGGGTGCGAGCGGCGGTAGCCTGTTTGTGCCGTGAAGGTCATTTGAATCTGCCTAACCCTCTCTTAAAATCAGCACAAAGTAAAGGGCTATTTTGCAGCGTTTTACTTAAGGCCAGCCTGCTTTTTCAGTTCGTATTTGATCTGTGTGTTCATGTATTTGACGAACTTATTGCGGGCGATATTGAGGGCGGCTTGTGTCTGCGAGGCGGTTAAACACTCTGAAGTCCAAGGAATTGCGTTGGTCATCGTGACCTTTGGATTGTCCGGGTCGCCACTCTGATCCACGATGTTGCTTGCCGAAGCTCTGCTTTTGTTGCGAGTAACCCATTGCGGGATTCCCCGAGTTGCGGAGCTTGCCCTTTGCAACGGGATCTTCTCCGCGCACACGGCCCATCCCGCCTTTGCCATGCCAACCTTTTTCTGTTGTTTCGCCACGTAGGCCTGCAGTTCAGACTTTTGCCCGAGAAACAAGGACATTGTTCCCGCTCTTTTCTTAACCCTTTTTCGGCTCTGTGTCCTTGCCGTTTGGTGTATCTGCGGGTCGATAGAGTCCACTACGCCCATCCACAAAAAGTCTTTTGCGACTTTTCGCAGAGCAGTGAAGTTTCCCGAAGCCGCATAACCATTTAGGCGAGTGCGGAATTTTTCGGTTGCTCCACTCGCGTCAAAGTTCGGGGAGCTATTCTTGCGGAAGTTAAAAGACTTGCTGGCAGCATCCGTCACAGCATTTACGAAGCCGCCGTTTTGCGTTGCCGTATAAAAAACTTTGGAAATATCAACCTCGACGGCTTTTTCTCCGGGTAGTTTGTTGTGCTTTTCTCTGCCGAAAGGTTGCGTTGTGTTGGAAAGTTCCACGCAGGCAACCCGAGCGTGCTGACGCAAGCCCTCTGAAGTTTCTTTAGCGACCAATCCTCCCCACACTCGCATTCTTTCGCGCAAGTCGGATGTGTCTACCATTGCGCTAATCTTCATGGGCGTTTGCGAGAGCGGTCTGTATCTCTGCGCTGATGTCCACCCTTGCATGACCGCGCGATTGCATTGCGTGTGACCACCTCATACGCCGACCCCCTCTAATATCGTGCCACATGATCATCTGTAGGCCGAGGGCAACTGGAAGCTGTCGCAAGATATAGTCAGCGGTCCAGCCCGTCACACTTGCAAGCAGCGTTAGGTAGGCCGCTTGCCATGACGGGCTGACGCTTTTCCCGGCTTGGAAAGCTTGGTCATCCCCGGTTGCTCTTGCACCTCGCTCTGCGCGGCAAAGTATTCGGCAACGCTGGTTTCAATAATCGGCAAGGCTGCGGTCAAAATCTTGTGATCGTTAAGCGGCCCTTGCAGCATTGCGCGGACGTTGGCTCGGAAGTCGCTGCGAAACCAGATGCACTCGGCAACTTCATCCGGATCGCCCGCGTGGATGTAGACATACTCGGCGGTCGACCAGATGGCGTTGGCATTGTTCGGACTGACCCGATCTCCCTTGAGTCCGCGAATAAAGAAGTTCTCCACTTGGAACAGGTAGGAAAGAGTCTCGGCAGTCATCTTACGGATGGTAAGGGAACCGAGCTTGCGCCCCGCTTGTAGCGTGGCCGTAGCCAGCAATTCTTCACGGGGCGGCAAGTCGGCGGCGGTCGCTTCTTCGTCGGTAGCAAATTGGTTCATATATATTTCGATAGGTTACGGTGATCTTGCGATGTGGCGTCTTCGCGGATAAAGGCAATCGCCCCCGCCGCTTCGATCTGCACCATGCGCGGAGTTGATTTCACAATGGAAAGCGCGATGTCCCGCCACGCTGAATTAGCGTAAGCAAAGGCCACGACATCATCCGCAGTCGATAACTCCCGCAGCCATTTGAGGCGATCGCGCAACGCCTGTTCGCTGGTGCTGCCGGGATCTTGCTCCTCAATCTTCGCCCACCGTGCTGCCATTTTTCCGCACGGCTCTAATGCTCCTTCGGTGTTCGGATTGAACAAGAAGGTTACGATCTGCGCTCCGTCACGCCGCAGCTGACGAGTGCAGGGAGGTCGGCGCAAAGTATGCCCGAGACAGAGCAAGGCCGTGGCGAGGCGGGTGGATGATGTAACGAAGATTTCTTCGTTGCCGATACTTTCTTGCTGCATTTTTAATTTGAGGCAGGGGTATTACGCGACCCCCGCAGCGCGGTGAAAGTTTAGATCGAAGGATACTGCGTTGCTTCAACCGAAAAAGTGGCGAAGCCTTCGCTCGTCTCGCTGCGCGTCACAGAATCTACAAGGATTGAGCCTCCGGTGATTCCCGCTCCGCTCGTTGTCGAGGCCAGCGTCAGCGCGACACCGGGAACAGCGGCGGCAACTCCGGTCGATCCGTTAAGAGTGCCTTCAATGCTGATCGTCGCGGTCGGCTTGTAATAGGAAACGGCAACAACGTCTCCGTCATTGTCCATCACCTCCGCTTTTTCGCGGCTGACTTGGCGGGAAAAACTATTGATGATGATGCCCGTCTCGGCGGTGCATCCGAAAACAACGCTTGTAGAAGCGGAACTGGAAACGATGGTAGCGGCCATGCCTGTTTTGTGCTGTCAACCCCTACACAAGACGGGAAACGTGGACGTTGAAGCGATAGGAGCGTGTGCTGTGCCGCTCTTGGCGAGTGAACTCCATGCCACTCTGACGAACCAACCCGTGCCAAGTAACTGTGCTGCGACTGTCCCGCAGGATAGAGAGCAGATTCGGGTCTTCAATCAGAGCTACGCAAGCGGCCCACAGACTGTCGCAGAACTCGGCAGGAGTAGCCGGGGAAATATCGTCATCTTGATCCATCAAAGTCATCATCGTGATGGCGACCTGCATCTCGTAAACGTCTCCCGTAGGGATTGACTCCCGCAGGCGGGCGGCTCGCACGACAATGGCTGGCAGAACCAAGTCATCGCCTACGTCTGCGCGAGTCACATTAACTGCCGTGAAATCCGGGCCGTATGCGCGGATAGCAAAGTCAAAGACATCGGCCACGCACTTTTCTACGGCCTCCTCCAACGGTTCCGGAGCGAGGCGTTGAATGGCTTGGTAACTTAACGGGACGGACTCTGGCATGAGATGATGAGTTCTTGCCCGTCTTGCGAGCGTTCGATGGAAATGACGCGGTAAGTCTTGGTGATGCCCGCCGAAAGGACGGTCAGCTTGCTCCCGACAATGACGCTGCGGGTGGTCGTGGTGGACTTAACGTGCAAGCCGATGTCGCGGCTCGGCATAAATCCCCCCTCGGCAATGTCGCTGCCAACCGTTCCCTGCGTCACGGCAGCACTAAAGGTCGATTCCCCGAAGGTCACGGTCGCCGGGAGGTCGGCAATCATGCTGTCGAGTTCGGTGGCGAGCCGTGCGGTGTCGAGGGCCATGCTACGGCTCCACTGTCAAGGCTTCGTAAAGCCTGCTAAAACTGACCCGATCCTTTACGTGAACGGATACCGTGTCGCTCAAATCAATCTTGTCGATGGGCGCGCTATGGTCGTGCATATTCACAATGCTGCACCAGCGGATCGAGGCTATATCGGCCAGCATCGCAAGGGTAACGTCACTAAACATTGTGTGCCGAGGCCAAGGCATGGACACAGAGCGCAATGCTCGCAGGGCCAAAGAAGAAACAATTATTCCGCAGCCGCCATGCGCGTGCAGAATGACCTTGTTTCCCACAGGCGCGGGTCCGATGTGTCCGCAGATCACCGCTTCTTGTTGCGGCAAGACCGCAAGAATGGATGCCAGATTCGGGAGGTTGAACCATGTGTCATCGTCCGCAATGATAAACCACTCGGCTTCCTCGCCTGTATTGCGTTGAAGCACAGACCACACCTTGTCGTGGCAGGAATCGTAATCGTCGGAGTCGCAAACCCGAACGACAGGGATCTCGTCCACGGGGTCAAAGCCGCCGAGCAAAGTCACCGAGCAGTCCGGATGATCTCGCTTCAGCATGGCGCAAGTCGTGTCCCAAAGCTGACGGGTGCGAGATTCGTGCAGAGCGCGGCAAACCAGAAAGTTAAAAGAACACTTCATGCCCCCCTCATACGTTGGGCTTTTGCAGGGTGGTCTTGGTCGAGTCGAATTGATAGCGGTGCAGCACTTGGTCAATGTGCGTCTCCGTCTCGGCCTCGGCCCAAAGATGCCGCAGCCAAAGGACATCCTCGTTGCGACGAACTTGCGGGACGGCATAGGCGCAAGCCAACTCCCGCCGCCACGCGCACCAGAACCACGGCGGGCGAGTCGCCACTCCACCGGGGCGGAAGGCTTGAAGCTGCGCCCCGAGGGAGCAAGTGATTCGACCTTCGGCTCCGTCCACAACAGCGTGCTGGTCGTATGTGATTACGTCTGCATCATCCTCAATCGCGGCGAGAACAAGCGTGAAGTATCCGTCGAGCAGCGCGTCATCGTCATCGAGGAAGGTGATATACTTCCCGCCCGCTGCGCGCAGGAGCTTGTTGCGGGCCTCCCCGATGCCGCACAAGAGGTTTTCCCGCAGCATGAGGATCTCGACATCCCTGCCCGCAACGCGCTTCTCCAGCGAGCGGTAGAGGACATTTGCCTCGGCCTCCCGTTCGGTGATGGTCGGGATGAGGACCGAGAGCTTTGGGACGGGTGCGCGCTTCATGTGTGCTTCGCTTTGTAGATCGCCTCGGCGCGAGCGTATTCGGCAAGATCGTTGCCGCGCTCGTAGGTCGCATCTGTCGCGGCCTTTCCCGCGATTGGGTGCTGATGCTCAAAGAGAAGGTGCGGGGCTTCGATGATCGCCCCGGCCTTGCGCGCTCGGGCGGTCAGATCGTTGTCGGAATACACATTGCGGAAAGCGGGGTCGAAGAGCGTGCCTTCCTGCTCCAGCCAGCGGCGGGTTACGACGGCCATCGTGATAAGACCGTCCTTGCGAAGTCCGTCATTAACGCGCAGGACGGAGGGCGCGAAGACGTTGCCTCCCAAGGCGTCGAGAATGCCCTTGTCCCACTCGGCGGGCGGCATGAAGTCATCGGCCATCTGCACCAAGACATCGCCCGTGGCTACCTTGGCGGCAGAGTTCCACGCAGCTACGGAATACCCGCCTACCGGGACGATGATGTGCCGAAAGCGAGCGAGCTTTTCGCGGCTTTCGGTATCGTCCTCGTCGATAGCAAAAATATGTTCCACGCGGAACGGATCAGCGGCACGGCTCATCCATGTGTTCATCATCGCGGTGGCCTGCGCCCAACGGCCCCGGGTAGCGTGCAAGAGGGAAATGCGAGGCTTGCCGCCCTGTTCCAGCATCTTTGTTTCGATGTTTGCTGCCTCGGCCTCGTCTCCCGCTATGCGCTTTGCCCATGCCAGCGTGGCAAAGCCCTTCCATCCGTAGCAGTCCGGGCGGTGGGTCCATTCCGTGATCTTGGGCAGCGGGATGGTCAGCGTGTGTTCGGCGGTCTTGATCGCTTCCTCGATCTGCCCTGCGTCCATTTGCAAGAGAGCAAGCAAGCTGTGTGCTTCGCGGCGGTCGGGCGAGAGTTTGATTGCTCGCTGCAACATATCCTGCCCGTGCTCGTTCTTCTCGGCAAGGAGGGCAAGGTTCATCAAGACCTCGTAGCGATAGACCCCGCAAAGATTGCCGAGGCGCAAAGCCTCCAAGCCGTATTGCACGGCCTCCTCCCGCTTGCCGAGGAGGTAGTATTCGTAGTGCAAATAGAACTTGATGTGCTGCGTTTCCTCGTCCTTCCACCGCAGGATGTTGATGTTGCGTTCTTGGCTCGGGGTCTTGTCGCCCCCCGGATGATGAATGACTTGAAACGTGCGGCAGACGCGCACTTGGATTGACTCGCGCTGCTCGCTCACGGCCTCGGCGGTCAGCACCGGGACGCACTTTTCATGGACGGCGTTGACCCATCCCGCGCTGCCTGCCTTAAAGATCCGCTCGCGCCAGACCGACTTGCCGTGCGCTGGAAGGTAGTATTCGGCCAAGATCCATTCCTCCTTGCAGTCCTTAATGGCGGTGGCGATTGCCTCCCCTGCCCCGTCAGAAAGCGTATCGTCGCAGTCCATCCACATGAGCCAACCCTGCGGCCCTACAGCCTCGGCCCCGAGGCGGAAGGCGGTATTGCGGGCGGCAGCGAAATCGTCCACGAAGGGCCATGTGGCGGTCGCGGGGCTGTTGTGGTATTCCCCGACAATGCAACCGCGCTGGCGGGCGATCTCAAGCGTTTGATCGGGCGTCTGGCCCCCGGTAGCGCGGACTACGACAACGTGAGGAGTGACGGAAAAGGCGGCATCGAGGGCGCGGGAAATCAATGTTTCCTCGTTGCCCGCGATCATGCAGATCGCAAGAGAATTTAGCATCTGCCCCGAGGGCAACTGTCAAAAAGCAGAAACCCCACCTCCCGGTGGGGTTTCGTGAACACAGAACCAAGCAAGCTTTAGGCGTAGGACGTGTCGATGCCGATGGCGCAGGAGGCGTCGATCAGCTTCTCTGCCGTGTTGTGGCGAGCGCGGATGACGTTGCTGCGGCGAGCTTCGTCGCGGTAAGTCTCGGTGACCAGCGGGGTCGGGCTATCCTCGTTCCAGAGGAGAGTGCGGCCCAATCCGCCAGCGGTGAACTCACCCGCGCCGAGTTTGGCGAGGACGACTTTGTTGTTGCCCCAGATGAAGGAACCCGAGTAGCTCTGACCCTTCTTCGCACCGTTGCGGGCAGCGCGACCGATGAGGACGCGAGACACATTGAGGGCGGCAGCAACTTCCTCGGCGGTCGCAGGACGGGCCTGCGCCACGTTCTTGACGGGGCCGAAGATGTTGTTGAGCAGCTTGGTGGTGCGACGAATGCGGTTGAACACATTCAGCGAGAGGATGAGCGTGTCGGCCACGACATTCTTCTTCGCCAGTTCGGTCATCGCATCATCAACGTCCTTGGCGATGTCCAGCGTATCGACCGAGCCAGCGGTATAAGCGGCGGTTGCGCTGATCGCGCTAACCCCGGAACCGAAGACCAGATCGGCCACACGCTGCTCATGCGAGAGGAGCAAGCTGTTGTTAAGGAAGGTCGCGCTTGAAACTTCAACGTCGAAGTAGCGGCCAAGGTCAGCGGCAGTCTCGTCGGGCAGAAGCTCCTCGAGTTCAAAGCTGGTGGTCGCGTAATTGTCAGTTGTGAAGCGGCGTGTGACCCGTGAGCGGTTCGTGCCGGGATCGGTCTTCAGCGCGTCGAGGTTATAAGCCTCACCGCCGCCGAGTTCGATCTTCACGTATTCACCGGAGCGAGCGGCGACCGAGTAAATCGGAAGCACCTCAAGACCGATGAGGGGGAGGGCGTTGCTGTTGCTCTGCGACTCGAAAACAGCTTGGCTGATTTCAGCGCGAGGCAGGGCGTTGGAGTTGGAGTAGGCCATAGTAGTATCCGATTAGATGAAGGGTTTCGCAGGAACAACGATCTCGATGATGTCGTTGGTTGTGCCAGCGTTGATCGCGTATCCCATAGAGATGCCACCAGCCGAGGCTACTGTGCCAGCGGCAACTGCGTGAACCACCGCGCCAGCCGCAATACCAGCACCGGAAACGGTGGCAAGATAGGTCGGGTGGAAAAGTTTTACGCCCACGACCGAGGCCGCCGAAGCGTCATCTTGCGTGAACCCGATTGCGGCTCCGTTCGTCGCGGCCACAACCTCGTTTTCGGTGGTGTGGAGTTTGACGAGGCGGAACGCGCTGATCGCCGCGTTTGCGACGAAGCTGCGAGTGGTTGAATCAACTTGTGAGGCCATAGTAGTTAGTTAGTTAGAGAGTGCGAATGCCGCTGTTACGGGCAGCGAGGTAAAGGTCGGGGAAGCGGGAGATGACGGCTTTCGTAGCCGCGCTGCCGCTCAATCCTTCGGCTTTGATAAGGTCGAGGGCTTCGTTAAAATTGGTCGGGACTTTCGCATCAACCTTTGTTTCGGTCGCAACGGCGGGGGCAACGGGCTTCGCGCCAAAGTTGGAAACGAGAGCTTTGAGTTCGGAGAGTTCGGCAGACAGCTTTGCAGTCATGTCTTCCTTGTCGTGCTCTTTCATTTCCTTGTCTTCGGTCATTTCCTCGGGCTTGTCCTCGGTCATTTCCTTTTCCTCGGTCACTTCAAGAGCGGCGAGTTTAGCCGACAATGCGGCCATTTCTTCAATCACCGGAGCCAGAGCGGCGGCGATAGCGTCAGCGATTTGCTTTTCGTCCATGACCTTTTTCTCGCTGTCAACCTTCGCGCTAAAAAGCCCGGTCGGGTTCGCTGCGGGAGTATCGACTAAATCGGCGGAATAGATTTCAGAGCAGCGGGCTAAAACCGTCTCGCCGCTTTCTTCGTGCTCACCGGAAAAGCTAATCGACAGACCGAAGGTGTCGGGCATGAGTTCGGCCATCTCGATGATGCGAGCGGTCGCGTCGTGGTTCTTGAGCAGAAAGAGATCCGCGCGGAGTTGATCGCCGTCGATAGTGAAATTCTTGAGCGCGCCGACAATCTCGTTGAATCCCGAATAGTGGTCGGTCTTGACCTTCAGCCCGCCAACGTAAGTCTCGGCAGCGGCCTTGACTTGAAGCAGGGTCTTCTCGTCAATCTGCATCCCGTGGCCGCGCGCCTCGCCCACCGTGATGACGGAGACGTTTTTGATCGTGGCCGCAGCGGAGTCAATGTCGCCTGTGAGGATGGCGAGGTCGGTCTTGGTCATTCCAAGCCGGGACTGTCAAAGGGAGGGTGGAGGCGGGGGGCTTGCGCCCCCCTGCCAGTTCCCGCAGGAACAGAAGAAGCAATCGCCTCCGTTATTTAGCTGCCTTTGGATGATCCTCGGGCAGCAAATCGTAATCGGTCGTGTAGTTTGGATTCTCCGGGCGACCGTTCTTGAGCAGATAAAGGAATGCATTCACGCGCGCAAATGCCCACTGTTCGGCGGACTGCACTCGGGGAGAGTGCGATGTGTTGAACGCTCCGAGTCCTCGCTGAAAGACTGACTTGAGCGCGCCGAGTGTGGCCCTGCCGTTCTTCGTGTTGCTTTCCTTCTCGTTAAATTCGTCAGCCTTCGCTTGCAGCGTAGCTTCTTGTTCAGCCGTGACCTCGGCCCCGCGTTTACCGGAGGCGTCTCCCTCGGCAGTTCCTTCGCCCTTCGGGTCCGGGTTCGGGGTGTCGGACTTCGGAGCCTTGGGGGATGACTTGATCCCGCCGCGCGGCCCCACTTCCGCCAAGTCCTCTTTATCGTCGGCAGCGTCCATTTGTGCTACGCGCGTTCTGGCCCATGACTGTCCCGCATCGCCTCCCCACAAGGCCCACGCAATGCGGCCCGCAGACGGATAGCCGTCCTCGCCGGGGCTGAACCCCTCCCCCTGCTTATCGACCTCGTGGCGAGCAAGGAAACTATTCATGCGGCGGACCGTCTCGGGGGAAAGGTTTGTGCGATTGGAGAGGTCACGGGCGCGGGCGACTCCGACTTCGGTTCCGCCCCGGTTGTATTCAGCGCGCCACTCCAGACCGAGCGCGGCTTCCTTGGCTAATGCCTCGGAGGGCTTGAAATCAATGTGTGCGTATTTCTCGGGGGAAAGGTTGATCTGCAACTCGCGGGTGGGCTGCACTGCGGGGACGGGAGTCTCGACCGGGGCGCGGTTCGGATCGGTCGCTACGGACTCCACCCCGCCGCTGATCTCTGCCGGGGAAACGCCCATCTCGACGGAAAGCTCGCGGATATACGCCGCCTCCTTGGCCCGCTGCCTCATGCTGGCCTGCCAATCGTGGCCCGCCTCGCCGTAAAGCTCCGCAGCGGTAGCAAGACCCATGCGCCAGAGTTCGATGTCGGCGCGAGCGTCACGGCCTGCGTCAATGCTGACCGATCCCGGCCATTGCCATTCGCCGCGCACGACCTCGGGATTGGATGGCAAGATGCCTCGGGCGGCGGCGTCCAAGAGGGCGAGGCGCACGACCTTGTTGAGCATTTGCGTTTCCATCTGCCCCCGCCAAAAATCAAACGTCCGTTCGGCTTGCCTTAAATCCTTGCGCGCTTCCGGCCCCGCGCTCGGGCGGTCGAGCATGACGCGAGCGGAGGTTCCCATTGCGCGGCACATCCGGTTCTCAAGGTATTGCACGAAGTTGGCGAAGGCTGCGGCGGGGCGGTCGCCGCTCTTAAACATCTCCATCGACTCGCCCGTGTTGAGATAGTTCACGCGCCCCGGCTCCAGCGCGGTCAGCTTGGTGTCGTTGCCGAATTGGTCGCGGTCGCCGCGCAGAACCGAGGCCATTTCCTCATCCGCTCCGTATTCGGTCTTGATCACCCCTGCCTGTGAGCTTGCCCAACGTGCGGCGAGCTTTTCGTATTCGATCAGATCGCTAACGTCCTGCGCGTCATCAAGGATTGCGGCCAAGGCCGAGCGGCCCCGGTATTCGTCGGGGCGGGTAAAGTTCGCCACGTGGCAGAACATATCGGCGTTGATGTCCTCGGGGTCGCGGTAGGTTCCGAACTTGTCGCGGGAAAAGACGCGATAGCTAACCGGACGGCCCACTCCGTCAATGGTGATGCCGCCAAAGTAGAAAGGATCGAGCGAGTCGAGGTCAGTATCCTTGCCGATCCGGTCGGCGGTCACGGTCTGCAACTTTAGCTCGCCGCCTTGCCGAGTGACGAGGACTCCGCAATCGCCATCGACCAAGACCGAGCGAAAAATTAGCTGCGTGAGGTTTTGAAGGCTATGCCGTCCGGTGATGTCGCAGTTGCGGAACCACTCGCGCAGATAGGCTTCGACTTGCTGGTCAAGGCCCGTGTCGCCCGTGCGGGCTTGGTAGGCCAGCGACCCCGCCGTGTGAATGACGAAGTGGGTCAAGATCGCCCGGACGGTGGAGAAATTGTCATCCAAGTCGCGGGCGCGATTCATTAGCTGAATGCGCTCGGTCGTTCCCCCGATCTGCTCGGCGGGCATATTGCGACGAGCCTGCGGTCGGGCGCGGGTAATCTTGGCCGCATCAAAGCGGCTGAAGGCAGTTAGCTTCTGACGCGCAATCTCCCGGCGCAGGGCCGCGCGGGGCGAGAACAGGGCAACGGTTTGATCGACAATGTTCATGAGCGCACCCCGGAGAAGTCGGCCAAGACGGTACGGCGGCGGCGACCAGAGGCGCGGTCGAGGGCCATGAGCACATCGCCCAACGTGTTCCGCATCTCGGTTAGGTTAGCGCGGGACAGTGACCTCCCGCCGATAGAATAGCTCACGCCGTTGACCGCCACGGCTTTGATCGCGGCAACGTATTCGTCGCGCAACTCCTCAAGAGTTGCGACCTCCAAACCGAAGAAATCGGAACGCGCCATGACTGTGCCAAACTGTCAAAGGCCAAGCAACCGCAGCGCGACCTTTACGAATGCCTCGACCGACCAGACAAAGCCAAGAGCGGCAAAGCAAAAGAGCATGATGGAAAAGGTCGGGCTGGAGCGCGGTTCGCTCATGGTTGTGTTTTATTGAAATGCAAAGCGCGATTGGCCCATTCGTCTGGAATCTTCAGAGTGCGCTGTTCGTTTAGTCCGCACTTTCGGCAGATAAAAGTGCCAATTAGCTCGCTTAAAAACCACGGCAAGTCTTCGACCTTAGCCTCGTCATGCATGGGAAACGAATGAAATGCGAGCGAAGCAGTTCCTATCGACAAAACAAACGAGTGACCGCAGCTTCTCACAGTCCAAACTCCGTCTTCAGTTGCATCGCCAGTTTCGCCAAGCGGTCGAACTCGTAGAGGAAGTCACGGGCGGCGTCCCGCTGCCACTCGGAGGGGTGATGGTATTGCGTCTTAAACGACAGCGTGAAGGGCGGCTTGTCTTTCTCGCCCTCTCCGGTGTCCGCTTTCGGCTCCGCATCGGGCAAGACCCCGGCGGCAACGTAGGCATCCTGCAATCCTTTGAGCGTGGGGTTCTCGGCCAAAAGTGCATCTAGATTCACTTTTGCCAGCTTCATCCACTTGGCGAGTGTGCGATAACCGCGCTCGCCTGCGTTGGCCTCAAGCCATGATTGGAACTCGCCGTGCGCGATTAGCTCCTTGGCTTTCAAGCAAACCGCGCCAGCGTTCCATGCGTGGCGGATGGCAAGCTCTGCCCCGGCTTGAGCAAGGGCCGCACAGCGGTCGGCTTCGTCGGCGCAGCGGGTTAGCTCACGGGCGCAAGTGTCTGCGTCAAGGCAGATCGCAAGGTCGAGAGACGGTGATACGAGTTGGATTTCGGGGTTTTGCATAAATTTGATTTTCTTTCTTTGTGAATCCGCAGGGCGCGGGTTCGATATGACTCGCGCGCGGTGTCACTTTTCATGTGCCGCGCGGTCGGGAGGTCGAGATCGTCCTTGATCGAGACGATGACCTTGGAGACGGCGGCGCGGGTCACTCCGTATTTCTTGGCAATCTCGGTCTGCGACTCGGGCTTGCGGTTGATGACGGCCAGATAACATTCCGCCTTCATCGCAGTCTGGCGGGTCTGCGAGTTGGTCAATGCTTGCAGGAGGCGGATCGCTGCCTCATCCCCGAAGGAGCGGCTTGCTCCGTGACCGTGCTCCTGTGCGTCCCACTCGCGCCAGAACTCGCGGAACACTTCAAGCGACCACCAGTTGAGCAGGGCAACTTGCGCGGCTATCTCGGGCGGGAGATTGACGCGAAGGCGCGCGTCGAGGAATACGTCCTCGGCGGTATCGTGCGGCAACTCGGGGCCGCAGGATGCTTCGTTAAAATTGGCAGGGTCAGAGAATTTGGAGTCGTGGTTCATCACGACTCCGAGGGCGTAAGCTCATGGGCGCAGAGATTACCACAAACCGGAAATCGGTCAAATAGCGACCCACTCCGGGGCGCGCCATGCAAAGCCCAGCGCGGCCAAATCGGGATGCCTTCGCTTACAGTCCTCCAGCGGCATCGGGATCGACATGGGTTGGCCCTGCCACATCGGCGTGGCCTCGCCCGTCTCGGTGTCTATGCTGATATGGCTGCGAGGCAACTCGCGCATGAGGGCCATGACCCGCCGCTGCTCGGCCTCGGGCGCGTTACCGGAAAGACCCATCCACTCGGCTTGGATTTCGTTTAGGCGAGCGATGGTCATTGTTTCGCCCCCTTGCGCTGCAAGGCCCGGAGGCGGCGAACCTCCCCGGACTTCTTCCCCGCTTCGGAGTAATGCTTTTTGCTGCGGGCCTTGGCCTTGCCTGTGCCTGCCTGCCCGCCCCTCTTGCCGAGGGCGGCGGCGGCTTTGCTGATGTCGGATTGTTTGCTCATGCTTTTAAGCAAGATCCGCTCTGAAGATCGGGGCCATGCTGTAATCGTCGGGCCGGAGATATTCGAAGCCGCTGCAATCGGTCTTAATCTTGGTGCGGCGGACTTCGCCGTTGTAGCGGATGGTCGCGGTTTTGGCCGTGCGCTTGATGACGAACAGCTCAAAGAAGCAGTTGTTATCGCAAATGCTGCGAGTGACGTAACGGGCGGCGACTTGGATGGTGGCAGTTGGTGTGTTCATTGTTCTGTATTCGGTTGGTTAATTGATTAGGCAGCAAGGGCTTCGCGGTGCGCAGCGGCAACAAAAAGAATCTTACGCATGGCGTCCGAGCGGTAATGATTAAGAGCTTCGTCGAGGCTGCGGTAGAATTTGCCCATGCCCTTCCACGCGCGATGACTCGCGTTGTTCTGGCAAATGTCGATGCCCCACTTGTTGAAATAGACGTAGGCAGAAATTTTACCGCAGGCGATTTCCATGCCGACTCCGGTTTCGTTTTTGCTGGTATTGATGATTTGTGGTGTGTGATTGGTTTTCATTACTTCCCCAAGATAAAGCCAACCGCTTGCGTTTGTAAAGAAAAAGATTCACCTTTTTTAATCTTTTTTTTCACCCCCCTAAACCCCTGCAAATGACCGCTTTACGGGGTTGCCTTCTCTGAAGGACGCTCGACGGCGGGGGTCAAGACCTTGGCGAGCAGGGCGGCGACCACCTGCATTTTCTCGCAGTCGCGCAAGTGATTCGGCCTACCTTTGACTACGCTCCACTTTGTCGTGACCTTTCCCGTCACGGCGTTGCGGAGTTTCTTCCGCACCGTGCTTGCAAGGTGTTCGTGCCAATCGAGCGGGAAGTCTTTGGGGAACTCCCAGCGCGGCGGCTCCGTGCGGCGTAGTGCGTCAAGGATGTCTTCGCACGTTGGCGCGGAGAATTTAATCAGCGGACACGTTCGGCGCGCGAGCGTCCCGGCATCCCATCTTCCCCCGCCCGCAGGATCGCCGCGCTCGGGGCGAGCGTAAGCGCGTTGCACTTTGCGACCTTGATCGTTCCACGTGAAACTTTCGTTGTCGCTACCGCGCAGGGCAACATAGCCAAAGCGGCAGCAGGCAAAATAAACCTCCCGCGAAGCGAAGGCGGAATCGACAAAGACGCAGGGCGGGCGGATCTCGTGTTCCTCGCGTAGCTTTTCCAAGTCATCCCACGTTTCGATCCGTCCCGCGAATCGTCCGCGCGAGCGTCCGTCCTTTGACCAATCGCGGATGACGGCCCAGAAGTGGCGACCGCCTGCATCTTGAACGTCCACGGTCATCGC